GCCGTGCTGCTGCTGTTTGCGACGAACTACCGTTGCTAACCCAGGTGTAGCGCGATGCCCACCAATCATCAATTGACACTAGACGCAGTTGCGAGGACATCTTCCTAGCTACACGCAGAGTGAACGTTTCCAGATACGCGCGACACTCACGCATCCAGCGTTCGCGCGACACGGTTCCGTCACTGTTTGGGAACCAGTGGACCGGGGTGTCAATCGTCCGTCTTATTTTCTCAGCAGCCCAGTCTGCTTCATCCTTGTTTCGGTCTGCAATGGTTGACATCTTACGCAACATTAAGACATCCTCGACAGTCAGCCTCTCGGCATTACCCAGCCTCAAACACCTTCGTGCCGCAGTCAGCCTTGCTTTTGTGGCCTCAATGGAGTCTCTAACGTCATGGTCCCACCAACCTAGTTTTTCCATCCAACGTAGTATTTCTGGTTGCGCGGCGGCCATCCACGCTGCATGCGCAACCAAAGCCCAGGCCGGCGCCCCTATACTACTGTTCAGCAGCCTCAACCAGTACATTTGCGTTTCCGACGGCGTTGTTTTCAGGAATTCCGCTGCATCCGGGAGCCCAAGCACGGCCGAACCATGTTTTGGCACATCTGGCTGCGGGTAATGTTTATGCATTTCCCAGTCCACATCACCCAATTTTTCAGCTGGCCTGAACACCGGCTTAGGCTCCGCCACAACTTCACCTGCTGCGCACACACCACGCTTCTTTTGTTCATCTTGCAATCTTGTTAACTCAGTGAACACACTTATCCCCTCGCTCGATTTCAACTCTACCGGGGCTACGTTGTGGTTACATTCCCGGCTTTCCCACTTCTCCATTATATCAGCCAGTTCTATGGGTTCCCTACTACGCACCGGCCAGTCTACGGCTGTGGAGGCTGCGCCCACGCGCATTTTCTCATAATCAGTGGGGCATGCTACGGAATTGAGGAAGTAGACGCGCACGAATGCCTGCTGAGCGGAGTTTGACTGACTCATGACGTACTCTAGGTTTTCCCAGCCTAGAGCATCATGAGGTCGTCGAGCGTACTTGGGTCCACACTGCTT